GAGAAGATAATTGAAGGGGTGGAAAATACCCACCCCTATTTTATTTCTTTTTTTTCTTTTTCCTCATCTTGTTCTTCTTGGTCTTTTTCATTCCTTTGGAATGACCACCTTTATGATATGGCATAGTAAACTCCCTTCTACTTTTTCTTTTTCTTCAATATAGCATCTCTCAATGCCTTTGGAAGTTTCATCTGCTTTTTTGTCAGACCTTTTGTTTTTTTTCCACTATGTTTCGGCATTAGTGTAGTACCCAATGGTGTAGCATTACAACAACAACTACTACTGCTAATACTTTAACCCATGATTTAAGTTTCATAAAATCCTCAAACCAATCTTTCATCATATCTAACATACCTTACCCCTCTCTATTTTTTACCAAAAAATTTGGTAGCACCTTTTATACCAAAACTTGCTGATACAATCACCCCTAAAGTATATTTATACCAATCTGGTGTTTTACTTAATGCTTCAAATCCTCTTTCTACATAATCAACTGTAAATGGTAAAAAGCATAATAGTAATGGTATTGAAAACAAAATAGTTAAGTATTCATCTTTCCATGAACCTTTTGTATTTTTTATTCCTTCTATATCCCAATCCATTTCACCTTTGATTTGTTTTTCCATCAAAGAAGTTTCTGCTTTTATCTTTGTAAGTTTTTGTTCTGACTGTAATTTCTTTTTTTCAACAAAACCTTTTACTACATCACCTGCAACACCAACTAAAGGTTTTAAAATCATTCCCCACATTACACATCTCTCATTCTAGCTGACAGTTCAGTTATTCTATTTACTAAACCTCTGACATCTGACTTACCCATTTTGCTATCTAAAAGTTCTTCAGCGGCCAAAACATAATCTTTATCTTTCAAAGCAGCTCTACATTTTTTGAAGCCTAATAATCTTGGTAGCCCAATCCAAAAGCAAAGGTGTACGCAGATTTCAAATGCTTCTGGCTCTACTTCATTAGGATCAATAAATTTCTTAGTATCTTCTATTGCATTAGATAAGTCTTTATCAAAGATTGCTAATACTTCTTCATTAGTTAATGATTTTTCTCTATTCAGTAATTCTTGCTCATCATCTTTTATCATATGTCCTACTCCTATAGTCCACAGTCCAGATGTGCATTTATATTTTTCATATCTGACAGACTCCCATCTGGTGATATCTTTTGCCAATCTTTCTCTATTCATTAGTTGCTATACCTCTCTATCAATCTTGATAAATACCATTGTGCTTTTTTTAGATCTTCTAGCTTTCCTTTTGATTTGTATCGAACTACATACTTCAAAACATTTGCTTCATGGTGTCCAAGATTAAACTCCTCTATTACATCAATAAGCTGTATCTTAGTTCCTACATAATATGCAGGATTTATCTTATCTTCGTAATCACTCATATATAGATATTTTTATCCCATGATCCATTTTTGTTCAATACCATAGGTGTAATTTGTGGATATCCTTCAGTTATCAAACCACATGAAAGTATTGGTTTTGAAAGGTTTATTTTCATATATGCCATAGCCAAACTATCCTTATTTACCAAACAACCTACAGTCATTCCCCAATTTAGGTGGAATTGATTAGCTACAAATACTGTAGATGCTGAACAATGCCAATGTCCTTGAACAACGCATTGTGAATATTCTCTGACTGCTTTCTCAATATTCTTGGAAAATTGATGTCCAAATAATATTTTCTTGTTATCATATTCAATTTGATGCTTGTCCTTCCAAATCCACCCATCATTTACCTCTAATATATCATTGTAGGATTTTATAAATTTTCTTGACATACCTTTTGCTATGGCTCTGCGTAAAACCATAGATCCATGATTACTTTCTAAAATGACCATTTTTGGAAATAGTTTTTCTAATCTGTGAAGCCAACTTTTAGTCACTTCTAATTCATCTCCTGCACTTGGTAAGTCTGGATCTATCTCATGAAAATGAATACTATTGTAAGATGCTTCATCTCCAATATTCACTATTGTTGTAGGATTATATTTTTTTTTTAGTTTTTCTAAAAATGAAATACTATCTACATGACAGTAGGGTGCGTGTAAATCACTAATAACAAGTATTCTATCATGTTTCTTCATAGTCTTTTGCATCTACGCATAACATCATGTATTTGCGAATATTATTTTTATCCAGAATTGACTTTATGTAATTGCCTTCAATTATGCAATCTTTAACATTATCATATCTCTCATTAATTGATACACAGACACTATTCATACAAAGATATCCTACTAGGAAGATTGTGCCTAAATTCAAAGAATAATATCTCTAAGAAGTATTACAAGGTTGGAAAAAACTAAGACACCTACAGTCCAGAGAACTTTTGAATTTTGATTTATTTTTTGTTCAAGATGAACTAAATGATTGTTTTTGATAATATCAATATCTTTCTTTATTAAAGATACTTCTTTATCTAACTTATTTATTTTCTCTGCTTGTGTTGCCATGTTCGACTCCTTTTGCATCTAACTTTATTTGTGCTTGTTTGTCAAATGCTTCGATTACTTCCATATCTTTTTTGTATTTTTCTTCATACTCTGCTTTTGCTTTTTGCATCAATACAACATCATCAATAGTCATGCTTGTAATTTTTGAATTTAATTTTTGATTTTTTTCTGCCCAATTATCTAATCTTTCAAGATACAACTTTTCTCTAATCTTTGCTTCTTTGACTTCTTCTCTTGCCTGTCTAAGTTCTTGTTTTGCTTTTTTTAGCTGTTGTTTTAGTTCTTCTGGTGTAGCCATTATTTTACACCTGCTAATGGATTGGCTAAGATCTTTTGTATCTTATCCTCTAGTTCTTGCTCTATGACCTTCAGATCTTGTGATATTTCTCTCTCTGTATCTTTTACCCTATCCTCAACATCATTGACTACCTTATCTATGGCTCTAATGTCTTGTTTTAGATCTTTCAAATCATCATTGATATTTTTAGATAAATTATTAGCCACATCATTGACAAGGCTTACTTCTTCTAAAACTGTTGATATTTCTGATCTTAATACTTCTATTTGTGTGTCATAATGTGATAGATCTGGTGCAGTATAACTTTGTATTTTTTCTTTCATATCTAAATAGTCTTTGTAAAACTCAAAACCTGCCCATAATCCACCACCTAAGGTAGAAAGAGCAACAAGAATACCTACTACTTTCCCACCTTTGAATGATATCCCTGCAAAAGTTATCTCTGCCATTGTAAATCCACTAATTCATTCATTCCTAAATAATCCATATAAAATAAATCTAAGTTAGTATCTTCTATCATGTTTTGATCCAGATACAAATTTACATCTTCATAAAATTGTCTATCCACTAATTTTTTATCTGTATAGCTGTTGAAATCACTATCAGATAAAACAATCATCAAAGCTAACTGTGTTGTTTGTGACTCTACTGACATCTTATCTTTCTGACTTGCAATTATTTTTTTTGCAATCTTTTGCTTCATTTCTTTTGGCTCTGGTCTTTCAGCTTCTACTTCCTCTGCTTCTTCCTGCTCTGGTTCATCTACACTTTCTTCTACTGTTTCTTCAATAGGTTCTTCTATTGTTTCTTCTATTTGTTCTTCAATCATTTCTTCTGTTTGTTCTTCTACAACTTCTACTTCAATAGTTTCTGTAGTTTCCATATCTATCTCAATCTCTGGAAGATCATCAATACTGACAACATCAACTGTAATATCTAAATCTTCAATCGGTGCAAAATCTATTTCAAAAGAAATATCTTCCTCAAAGAAATCATCAATAGATATATCAACAGTCATGTCATCTGTATTTATGTCATCAAAAATTATATCATTTACAATATCATCTATGATGTCTGTGATTATTTCTACTGTTTGATATTGAACTGAAAAAAAAGGATCAGAGATAATTCCACCATAATAACCAGAAGTATATCCTGCATCTACAGACCAGATATCCATTTGGAAACTTACATCTAAATAATTATTTTGTTCTAATGTTTGATTGTAAGAGTAATCTCTGACACCTACATAATCCA